TCATCCCTGTCGAGTTCGTTCATCTTATCTCTATCTGCTTTGGAAGGAGGATTACTAGCATCTTGTAATTCTAGCAACTCTGGATCTAACCAGTCTCTCATTTTCCTGGCATGAGCCTGTGTACAACCGACCTGTCTTAGATGTTTACCAAAGTCAAAACTTTTAGGATTAAATTTTTCTTGTTCATCATACCACTTGTCTAACCATATATCTATTGGTTCAAACATGATGACGGCTTGGGCAAATATTCTTTCTTGAATACTAATTTTTTCTTTAATAACCTTTTTAGGTGCTTCTTCTTTCTTTTTCTCTTCTGCTATTTTCATACTGTGTTCTATTAATTCATCAGCAAACCTATTTATACTTTGGCTCAAAGGTTTTGTCGAACCCATAGTACCAGGAAGTGACTCCCAATGCTTATTATATTCCTCACAGTAGTCTGGAACTCCCATTAGTGAAATCTTACACAAGGCGGCTATCGTTGATCCGTAACGGTTTTCAGGACACTTCTTAAGCCAAGGAAGTTTATCTTTATTGTGTTTTGTAAAATATTCTATGACCCATTTTTTATAATCGGAGTGTTTGCTTTCAAGTCTATAGTAGTCAAATGCATAAGAAATAAATTTTCCATATGCTTCACCTTTTAGTTTATCTGCATTTTCGTAGTTGGGTCCATTGAGTTTACTTGCAACTCTTCTAGGTTTTTTCCTACGTAGACTTTTACCTTTTAAGGCAGTTAAAGCCATCCTGTTGTCTCCTCTGTGCTATATGATTATAGTTATTATATAGCAAAAAATTTTAAAGTCAACAAAAAATGGCTTTAACTAATAGATTTAATTGCTCTTTTCAGTCTTGAACTTACTAAAGAAATTTGCAATTTGCATTTTGTTTCTTGCAAACTGGTCTTTAGCATCGGCCCAATTTTTCTTCTGAAATTCAACAATATCATTTTTCTCAGCAATGATCCAGTTTTGTACTTTGCTTACTGGATCTGCATTTGCTGATGTAGAAATCATCATAAATGCTACTGTGATCATTATTGCGAAAATCTTCATTTGGCGTTTACCTCCTTTATAGTTTCTCGCTTTTATCAAAACCTCTAAATGTTTTGAATCTTGGAAATCTTAAACTGTAAGTATCACTATCTTGTGATTTTGTTCTTGCGTCTGCTCTAATCTCTACTAACTGACCAATGAGAGTATCACGTTCAGTCCAGAACTTATCGCGTTGAGAGTCAGAGAGGCCGCTCCCACAGTTAAGGCTATAATTGTATCCATCGTCTTCTCCTTCTAAAATTAAGGCACCTAATCTTCCTTCGTTACGTCCTGTGCCTTCTTCGACAGCAACTACTTTGAGTGTTACTTCAATAAATGGTTTTAGTTTGAGCCAAGCAGTAGATCTCTTACATTCATACGGTGCATCAAGATCTTTGATCATGATCCCTTCATAACCACCGTCTACAGCCGCTTTATTTACGTCTGTGTAGGTCTTTTGCCCTTCTGGCGTGTCTAAGTTCACAATTTCATGATCCAGCACTTGTACGTGCTCTAAGGCGTCTTTATTAGCATCATACCAAAACTTCAATGCTTCAGTTCTAAAAGACTGTGGCTTGTCATATCCTCCTGCCAAAAACTTGTCCAAAGGAACAAAATCGAATAGATGTAATACTGCATCTTTGGCGTTCACATTGTCCTTTCTGTGAACCTGTTTCATAAGGTCTTGAAAGTTATCACTCATTACTTCACCGTCCAATACCAAATCAAAAGGTGGTGGTGACTTCTTTACAACCTCTGCTATCTCATCACAGATGTGTCCAAAGTTATGAAACTGTTTTCCATTACGTGAAAACATCTCTACCTTATCACCTTGTATGATTGTTATAACACGAACACCATCTAGTTTCACTTCTAACATCTTGTTACCAGATATCTTCTTTTCGTGTTTTGCAGAATCATGTGCAAGTTGACAAGTGAACACAGGAACCTTGTATTTGTCAAATCCGTTTTTCTTTGCTACATTGTTTACAGTCTTTTCACTTACTCCACAACGTAGATCCTTAATTAATATTCTTCTATAAAATCCATTCCATTGTTCTGCTGTCGCTGAACTCATAACAAGGTTAATTGCATCTCTGGCCGCATGACCAGTTAATTCTCTTTTATTAAGTTTATCTGCAAGTTCTTTGAATATCTTCCATTCACAACCTTGTGCTGAAATCACTGTGTCTTTTGTTGGAACTTGCTTTACGCCAAATGTGTATAATGGATCAAGTGCCATCTTTACACCTTCGAAGAACTCGTCTAGTCCTTCATTCATTGCGTCTAATAATATTGATTCTTTTGCAAGACGTGAATTGTCTGCTTCTAATTTTTCTATAATTACTTGCGGTTGTGTTCTCATTTATGCCTCTTCAATGCCTAATTAATATATATTAATATAGCAAATTATATACAATTTGTCAACCTTTTTTTCAAAAATTATTTAAAAAATCTTCCTGCATTTGGTACTTTGCTTCTTTATAAGAAGGTGCATTTATGGAGTTTATTTTGATATCTTTTGGTGTTGCAACATATTGGATAACATTAATTGGTAACTTTTTGGTTTTGATACCGTCACCTGCATTTTCCAAATAAGGTTCTAGTAAATTAGTTGGAACCACTGCTATTGCATTATTATCACATATCAAAAGATATTGTGCATAAGTTTCTGGTAGTGTTCTACCTTCACTGCCACCTCTACTATTCATAAGTTGTAGATCAGAAACAAAGTCTTTTTGCTTTTGTGTCTTTGTTGTAAACAAACAATCCTGTGTGTACTTCATTTCTACAGTTGTACCATCAGGTAGTATGTGATCCACACCTTCTTGGTTTACGTATCTCATTAAACCATTGCTAAACTTTTCTAGTGATTTTTCAAATAGATCGCTTTTGTCGAATCTTAATTTACGTTCATTTAGTTCTGTACCTATTTCATTCACAAGGGTACAAAACCTATTCCAATCTACGTTAGAACGTAGCCACGAAGTAATATCTTTAGTGTCCATAATAACCTTTACACTATTAATTATTCTTCCTTTTTGGCCTGCTCGGGAGGATTCGAACCTCCGACCTTTGGTTCCGCAAACCAATGTTCTATCCAACTGAACTACGAGCAGTCTTTATTATAGTACTGTCTTTATTGGATTTTGTCAATCAAAAAAAAAAGGCCGCCTAAGCGACCTTTTTTCAAATAACGTCAGAAGTTATTTTTAGTTGTCTAGCAAACCTTTTGCTAATGCTTTGTAACCAGCACCGATGACTTGTCTTGAAGCCTTTGTACCCATTACATATCTGCTAACGGCTGTACCTCTAGAATTTTTTCTAGTGTTTAAGAATACAGGGTATCCTGCAAATCTTAATGCTTGTACTACTGCTTGTGGGTTACCCGCACCAAATTTGTTTTTGATGTCAGCAGTTGTTAATTTACTACCGTTGTTTAAAGAGTTTAATACTCTCTCTTGAATTGTTGCTTTCGCCATTGACGTCTCCTTTAATGTTAACAATTTCACTAAACTAATGATATATTTTTTCATCATTACAAAATACATAATACAATAAAAATGTAATAAAGTCAAGTACTTGTTTGCCAATTAAGGCAAAATGGCAAGGTAACGTAATAATCCTATGCCATCAATTATAAAATATAATCCATATAGTAATGTCAAACCAACACTACCTCTGCTGATGGCACCATATATTAGACACAATGCACTTACTTCCCACATGGAATAGGCTAGGAGTAGGTTTGGTGTTGGCATAGTCACTGCCATTACAGTGGTTGCACCAATACCTAAAATCAATCCTATGACTTCTAATAATAGTCTTGTTTTGTTTCTTTTCCAGTCTTCCTTGAAAAATCGAATAAGATATTTTCTAAAACTTGATTTCATTTACTTTAATTTGGTTTTGAAAGTTATACAGACTCTATTTTCTGTAGGATTTTCTTCTGTAAAATGTGTAACCGAACTTGGATAAATGATACATCTTCCTGGTCCTAAAATAAATTTTTCAGATGGAGCAGTTGCAAGTGTAGTCTTTTCAACATGATCTCTTGGAATATTAAAAGGACTTTGCACCCAAAGGTCTGCACTACCTTCATCAAAAATTGGATAGTATTGAACTGTTAAAAAACTGTCGTCATGTTTTGCTGGTTCAATTTTATCACCAATACCCAAACTAGTTATATGATACTTTGTGACTTCTGCAAGTTTTAATCCTGTTTCCTGACAGTAAAACAAAATGCAT